GAGGGTAAAGTTCCGGTGATCGATCCCGTAAAACCAACCATGGCCGATTGTACTGAATTTTGCATTTGAGCCAGCCCCGTGATCCAACCGCCGCCAAAGTGATGCGCCATCTCGATCATCACCTTGGAATCAGAATGGATACCCAGGAAATTCTTCACCTTGTCCACCACGCCGCTGACAAAATTTCCGATCCCGTCCCAGATGGCGGTGAACATGCTCTTGATCCCTTCCCAGAATCCGGACATCAAATTTTTTCCAACCTGGAGGAGTTGGGGGATCCCGCCGATGAGCGCTTTTACTATGCCCATGATAATTTGTGGAATGTAAGCTATTAAGGACGGAAGGGATTTGATCAAACCATCAATCAGAGCAAATATGATTTTGATAGCCGCATCAAGGAGCATGGGTAAACTTTGGATGATCACTTCCACGATTGTGACAATGATCACTGGAAGCTGATCAAGGATCAAAGGCAGCGCAGCAACAATGCCTTGTATAAGTCCAATGATGATCTGCAAACCCGCTTCGATCAGCATCGGCAGGTTTTCGAGCAATACTTGCACAATCGTCATCAGCATCTGCACAATGGCCGGAATCAACGATGGCAAAGCCTGCGCCAACCCTTGCGCCAGGGCAATCACAATTTTCAATGCACCATCAAGGATCAACGGCAGCATTTGAACGATAAACTGCACAATGCTCATGATCACTTGCACAATCGCTGGCATCAAAGTCGGGAGTGAGCTCATTAGACCCTGGATTATGGCCTGTAAAATTGAAATTCCTGATTGAGCAATTTGGGGAAGATTTTCAGCGATATCCGTGGCAATGGTCTGAACCAATTCCGTTGCCGCACCGATCTTCTCAGCACTCGAAAGAGATTCATCCCCAATGATTGAGCCCAACTTTCCCATGTACCCGCCGACTGTATCCACCACCGAGGCGATCCCCGGTGCAAAGATACCCGCTAATTGGTTGAGCACCCCTTCAGTGCTGCGTTTCATTTTTTGTATCGCATCATCCACGCCGCCGAGCGATTTGAGCTGTGACTCCGTCATCACGTAACCGCTGGCTTGTGCCTCATCCCCCAATTCACGCAGCGCATCCGTCCCCGCTACGATCAGTGGATTTAATTCCATCGCCGAACGGCCAAAAAGCTTCAGACTAACGGCGTCACGCTCGGCTGAATTTCCAATCCCACCTAATGCGCCAACTGTATCCATCCAAACTTCATTGGCTGAGCGCAAATTTCCAGTGCTGTCGGTAACATCCACACCCAATTGCGCAAACAATTGTGCCTGCTCGCTGGTGCCGTCCTTCGCTTCGCCCATGCTCATCGTCAGCCGGGAGAAGCTCCCCAGCATCGTTTCCAGTGGAACGTCCACCAACTCTGCGGCATATTTCATCCTCTGGATCTGATCTGTGGCCACGGAATATTTGTCGCTCATCTCCAGGATCTGATCCGCGTTGGCAGCCCCCTTGGCGGTCATGGCATAAATGGCAGCTCCTGTTCCGGCGAGAGCAGTCCCTGCAATGCTTACAGCCGTACTCGCCACATTGAATGCGGTTCCACCAATGGAGGCGACTTTCGAAAGGCTGTCCCCCAATCCACCGGCCTTTTTCTGTGCACCATCGATCCCCTTGTCAAATTCGCTCGGGTCCAATGTCAGCCCTGCAACCAGGTCGATTAATTTCATCTACATTCTCCGCCGAAAATATTCCTTCAAATCTCGAATAAACGGATCCTCTTCGTCCTGCTCCTCATCCGAGTCGTCCTCCGGCCACACAATCTTGGGGATGTAATCGCTGGGCTCCGAACCGATCTCATCCTCTTTTTTGAAAAGATTGTCGATCCGGCTTGCCACAATTCCATGTCCCATCATTTCAGTTTCATAGCCCCAGGGTTCGAGCTGAAAAAAGCCCATCCACTCAGTTAAAAGCTGACTATCGATTTCTGTGAGTAGCACATCCACGTCTACTCTGCCGACTGCCTTCGCTAGTCTGAAGGCAAATCGGCGGGTTGGGCGTTTTTTAGTTTTTCAGCCGCTTTCTTGATCGCTTTTTCATCCAGTCCGCTGATCCGTGAAGCTGCTGTGGCCACGCGATCCAGGGCGATGCCGCTCTTCTTGCCCAGATCGGAGATCTCGGCGTCGCTGAAGAGACGGTTGCCGTTCTCGTCACAGATAGCCAGAGCGCATAACCTTGGCCGGTAAGCATCGATCTTCGGGATCGGTTGACCGTTCTGATAAATAACCAGGCTGGCCTCGAACTTATCCCGCTCTGTGCCATTCAAACAACGCACATAAACTTCGGCGTCTTCACCCCATTCCGGAACAGCGACCTTCTCAATTTTTTGATCCTTGGCCGCAAGGATCTGATCTTTCGTTAAAATTGGCATAAACGGATCACCTCCCTTCTATACAGATTCCGCGGTATCGCCTGTTGGCCCGCCGGTGGGTTCAATGCTGATCTTGCATTTCAGGTGCTTGTCCTTCTCGGCGATGCGTCCCAGTTTGACAACGTTCGCGAGGAAGGCAATCACTTCCTTGCCTTTTTTATCCTCGACGCTCATTTCAACCGGATCCTCGCTTTGATAGGCTGCCACCAGTGCATCATGCGTGGTCTCGTCGCGGTCCCATCCAACAGTGATCTCAAACGGATTCAGGCTGAAAAGCCCCGTCTTGATCCGTTCCTTGAATCCACCAGTTGAATCATGCGCGGTCATCTCATCGGTGATCGCCTCTTCCTCCGGGAAGGCATGATCTTCCACGTGCACGATCGCGGTCAACGTGCTGTTGACCTTGATCTTGATAATTGCTCCTTGTCCACCTTGTCTTGGCATTTGTTGCCTCCTTTTACGGCGTTATCAAAATTGAATAATCCTGGTTAGCCCAGTTCAAACCTGTTTCTTTGTCATCATCGAAATTCTCGCCTTCGATGTTGATCACTTCAACTTCCATCACCGAGGACCCGTGCCCCAATACACCCATGAAACCGTCCAGCGCAGTTTCCACCTTGGCTGCCAGGCTCTTAGCCACATCCAGGCTGGTCGCCCAGCTCACGATCTGCACCTTTGGCGTCTTGCTCAGAGCGGGTTCACCGTGCACTTTTTCATAAACCGTGTCTATCCGATTGACCGTGATCGCAGGCAAACTTTCACCATGCGGAATGCGTTTCGGGAACACCCGTCCGCCCACCACCGCAGCAATCGCCGTGCTGTAGATCAGGTGCTGGATCATAGCTTCTTCCGGATCAGTCGTTGCCATTGGCGTTCTCCTCGATAGCTTTTTTCAATACTGCACCTATCGCATTTTCAATTTCAGCTTGATGCTCATCCATCGCCGGGCGCAGGAACGGTCTCGGAGGGATTGTCACTGCTTTCGTCAGAACATAGATCACGGAATTGCTGCTGTCCATCAACACCCCGCCATTGCCACCTCCCACAAAATGCAGCGCCTCCGGATAATTCCGCGGGCTCCCCACCTTGCGCGCAGACGCGTTTTTGGGGATGGCCAAAAATTGCGCGCTGACCGGCTTGATCACGCCGCCCATCTCCTGGATCATCGCGTGGTTCGAATGGAACGCCAATGTTCCAACCGCTTTCCCGCCTTCGTCCTTCACCTCAATTGAGCGATTGGCAGCCAGTCCTCCGGTGGAAGCACTCGAAAATTTCTTCTCGATGTTGACCACCGCATTTCCTTCGATCACCCTGAGTCCAGCCTCAACCGCATCTTTTTTCGCTCCGCCTTTAACTGACTCGCCCAGTTTTTTCATCAGCGCAGTGAGCTCGTCCATATTTTTGATCGTGAAGGTCATTGGTTCAGCCATTTACACCTCCACCCTGTGCAGCAAAAGCCGGATCCCTGAGGGACCGCGTTGCACTGGTCCAACGATGAAAAAAATCAGCGCCGTTGCCAGCGTTTCACTAAACCGTTTTGTCACTTTAATCCGGTCACTCACAGTGATCACCGTCCCGATCGGCAGGCGTAGTGTGGCATCGTAGACCAAAGTCACCAATTGAGCTCCCCAGCGCATACTGCCCGGCCGCATGTCCAATCCGCATTTCGTAGGGACTGTCGCGTCCGTGAACGTTTCAATCTGTTCATTTAATCGGTTTGGCGTCTTGGTCGCATGTTGGATCACGCACTCATCAAACATGTGCGCTTCCTGCGTAGCCCTCATTCGTGCCAGATCAGTTGCCGCTAGGCTCATCAGATTCGTTCCCTTCCAAAGGCCACTTGATCAACTTGACCGTTTTCGCGCTGCGCCTTGAAAGATAAAAACGCGCTTGCGACATGGCTTGCGAATATTTCTGCGAATCGGAGTAATTTCCACCGTCCGCGCTGAAATCTGTGGTGGAGGTCAAAGTTCCTGCCTTCTCCTGCCAAATCTCCGCGGCTGCCGCGTTCAGATCGTAGGTATCCACCCAATATTCGTTTTCGGATCTTGTTTGAACACCATCCACCACCGTCCAGATCCACGGCTCCTGTCCGAACTCGTCCATCAGCGGATAGCGCTCAATGGCTGCCTCAATCAAGGCATCCGAATAAGTTGTGGTGGTGAGTTCTGCCACCATCCGTCTCACCTGTGCGATCTGATCAGCCGTTGCAGTCACTATCCACCTCGTTTCCTCGCGCTCCAGATGCGGTTATCCAGAGAGAGAAATTCCCAATCCTTTTTCAGGTTCAACTTCTTGTCGACAATTTTTTTGATCGACGGCCAGGTAGTGTAATCATGAAACGCGATCACCCCGCCTGGCTTCACAAACTTCGCCCAGCTTTCATAATCCGCCTTCACCTCCTTATACTGATGCCCGCCATCAATGAAAAGAAAATCGATGGTCATGGTCCAGACTTTCGCCAATCTTGTGGACTCGCACATGATCGGCACGATATGTTTGAAAAGACCCAGACTGAAAAGATTTCCCTTGAACATCAGATAGCCGCCTGGCGAATGATGTCTGTCAGGTGTACGACCAACGCCGAGCATCCAAAGATCAACGCAATAGATCAACACCTTGCTCTTTGGTCTCAGCGCTGCCGCCATATAAGCCGCCGACCTTCCCTGGCATGACCCGATTTCAACGATCACTCCACGATCAGGCACAAGACTGGCCAACTCAGCCAGCCGCTCACCTTCATCCGGAAAAACTCCGGACGTGGCCTTCAACGCGCCAATAGCGTTATGCAAGGAAGTGATCATAGATATCCTTCCAGCTTATTCACAAACAGCTTTGCATCAAACGGCTTGCCAATAAGCAGATCTCGCCAATCGGCTACAGGTTTGCTGCCCTTGGTCGCCTTCCTGATCACAGCGTCCGTGTCATTGCTCATAATGTCCAGCGGAAAACGTAAAAGATCTTTGTATTTGTTCCAGTTCTTCACGTACCCAAGCAATTCCTCACAATTTCCGCTGCATGGCGGGATATTCTCACCCATCATCAAGGTC